AGCATTTAGAGTTTTAACTGCATCTGCCATTGTTTGAGCATAATTTCCTTCAATATTAATAATCTTGGCACTCACACGAGTCGTATCTACCCAAGTATCAGATGCTGGTGTAAGATCTAATGTTCCTTGCCAGAAACTGACTAAGAATGGGGTAACACTTTCAGATCTTGTTGCAAAAACTTGTTTGAACCACTCAACTTCAGCATAATCTAAAGTGACAATATCCCCTGTTTTACGAACATTAATACCTTCAATTGGTAGAAACTGTAAATCATCAGTTGGATCAATACCAACAACTGGACCGGGAATTAAATCAATTGAATTTGTATAATGTTGAGGTCTAATTTCCCTATTGCGAATATCAATACTATTTTTAAATTCAATACTATTTTCTTGGGCAAGAAGAGATGTGAAATTATCTACAAAGAAACCTGATTTAAATCTATTGAGACCATCTGAATCTGGAACAAATAGATTCGCAGTATTAGTTTCAAGAAGTGATAATGTTGTGTAATATTCAATACTCTTAATTCTATTCTCAAGTTGTTTAATATCCACCATTCTATATCTTTTATGTTCCAAAAATTCTATAGAAGTTTGCGATACATTATAAAGATATGGTGGAAGTGTTACAGTTGCAATTTCTAGTGCATCATCAACAGAAACTGGTTTTTCAAATTTTTCTGATGGAGTTCCATATTTAACTTGCATTTTTCCATCTTTGGTTAAATAAATTCTGTCTATTCTTCCAAGATAGAATGAAAATGAAGTTAAAATTGACTCATCAGAAGCAAGGATATTTGTAGCAGAATTGCCAGATCCATCGAAGGATCTTCCATAAAACTCTAAAGGAGATCTTGATCCTTCTGCTACCGAATAGTTACTAGTTTTTGGTCTGATATCAATAATATCCGAATTTCTTATACCATCAACAGTCTGTATTTCCTTTCCATAATCAAAAGTGCTATATGAGTTAATTGTAGTAATATCACCATCGTCAGAAGGTTCATAGTATCCATTTGAAAAATATACTTTTAGTTTCTTGGTAATTTCTTCAACATCAGATTTTCTTGTTAAGAATCCGTAATTATAAAATGATCCATTTTGTCCATTTCTAAAGGTAAAATTGGATGAAACATTTAAACTTGGTGAATTTAATGTTACAACAACAGCACTTACCTTAGATTCTTCAAATATAATAGTCTCACCTTCTTTAAGAATATTATTATTTTTTGGAATAAATGCAATTTGGGAATCTGTGAGTCTTTCGGCACAAATCCCAATTGTGCCACTTGTTTGTCCTGTAAACCTTTCTCCAATAATTATATCACTGGTTTTTGTTGACGGACCACTAATTGAAGATAATATTGCACTAGGGGATGATGGATTTGCAGTGTCTAAAGATTCATAAATTGCGTGAACTTCAATAATATCAGAAACATTTAAAGAAATATTTTGATCTTGAACTCTTGTACCATATGCATAATTTCCATAAGTTAATCCATCGTTGAGAGTAGTAGATCCGATACCTGAGGATGAATAAATTGATTTATCAATGAGAATTGAATTGACTCTATTTTTTCTTTTTATTTTAGATTTTGGTTTAACTTTAGTTAAAGTGGCAATTAGAGTTGCCGCTGTGTTATTTGATCCCAAATTATAAATTTGTAACTGACTAGATCCACTTATAAATGAGAATTTGTCTGCAGTTAATACTTCAGTTGTTCCATCAGATCTAATCAATGAATATCTTTCAGTATCAAATGGTAAAAATGTTTCGTTTGTTCCAGCAACTGCTGGAGTTGATAGTTGATTTCCCGAAATATTAACAGTAAATTTCTTTCTTATTACTAAAGATGCATTAGTTAAGTCAACGGAAGAAATATTATTTTTTGGTAATTTTGTATAAAGTGTATTATCAGTTGAAGTTTCTAAATTTGTTGTTAAGATTTTAAAATCTGTTACGGATAATGATGCAGTAGGAAGTGCTCCGTCACATATCCCAGAAACTGTTGCAATACCAATTGGAATGTTTGGAAGTTTAAATCCGCCAATAGTTATGGATGTTGATCCAACAGAAACAACCTTACCGTAAAATGGATCTATACTATTTGTATTTGAATATGAAATTACGTTATCTCTTTTAACCAAAGTTCCTGGGAATAACGTATTTGGTGATGTAACTGTACTTGTGTATAGTAGATTTGTGAAAGTTACTGCAGCACCAGCAACAAGTGTGGATACATTAGTAAACGAAGCCGCAGTTCCGACAACCATTGACGAAACATTTGTGAATGACAGTGTAGATCCAATACCAATAGCAGATGATATTGTACTTGCTGCTCCAATGAATAATGAAGTTAATCCTATACCGATACTAACAACAGGTATGCCATAGTTTACAAGCGAAAATGTTACTGCTGTTCCTGTTGTTAATGTAGTTGGTGAGGTACTTGCTGCACCAATAAAGACTGATGTTGTACCGACACTAACAATTGGTGCATTAGTGATTGCTGCTCCAACACTAATAGAGTTTCCTACAGCAACTCCAGAAAGACTTGTAACAAAAATTTGAGTTGATCCTATGCCAACAGTTTGTCCTGAGGTAATAGTTGTAACTAAATTTGGTCTTACTAGATTAAATGAACTTCCAGCAGAAACTCCGCTTACACTTGAAACAAAAAGTTGCGTTGAACCTGCACTAACTGGATTATTAATTAAAACACTTAAGGTAGCAGATGACGTGGATCCTGCTCCAATAGTGACATATGTACTTCCAATACCAGTAATTGCTGCGTTAGATATTGATGGCGAAACAGTAATTAAAGATTGTAAAGTAAGTGCTGATGATACTTGACTCAAATAAATCGTTGTTGATCCAATACCAATATTTGCACTGAGAGTGGTGGATGTAGTTCCCACTCCTGCTGTTGATGCAGCACCAATAAAAATTGAATTTGTGTTAATTCCGGTAACATAAACGGTTGTTAGAGCAATACCTGTTCCATAAAGAGAATTGACTACAGATATAGAACTACCTACAGAAACTCCGGTAACATTGTTTACAAAAATTTGAGTTGATCCTACACCAACAGTTGATGTTAGTGTTGTGTTTAAAATGGAGGAATTTGCATATGTTACTGGAGTAATATTTGCAATACCAATAGGAACTCCAACAGATTGAATAGTATCTGCACTAAAAGTAGATGCAGAACCTACAATTCCGTAGACAGATTTAATATCAGAAATTCCGTATGATGTTACTGCAATAGCAACTCTTCCATCACTGATTCCATTAAAACTGAAAGATTCGTTGGGTATGAAATCCCCATTCTTTTCATATAAAACTAAAGATTTTGAATTTGAAACTGAGTCCTTTAAAAATGCTGTTGCTCCGCTCGAATTTCCCTTTACAAAGGTGGGAATTGTAAGAGTTGCTGCTTCATTTAAAGTTACCTCTGTTGTTGTCTGAATATCATATAGAGAAATATTCCACTGATTTAAGTTTAAATTTGCAGAATTATATGATCCGGACTCCAATTTAAAATCATAAACTCTAGCTACACCAATTTCCTTTCCTGGTGCTGTGGTAGAAGTAAGTCCTACTCTTTCACTTCTCAAACTTAGTACATAAGTGTTACCAATTCCAATAACTGGTGAACCATAAACTCTATTTAATTTTAGTGTTGGTCCTGTATTATAGTTAACCGAATAATTTTCTAATGTTTTTGTTGTTCTTGGTTTTGGTGAATCTAAAAATGTAGGGCTAATAGTTTCAATTTCATATCCCCTTACAAATGCTTTTCCAGGAGATACTTGATAAACTGCCAAATTATCTGATGGAGTTGATCCACCATAAGTAAACTGACCTATATTAAAAATGCCCTGATTTCCCAGTCCATCATTTAATGAATTTTTTGTAGAAACATCAAAAGGAGTTACATAGTAATCTCCAGATTCTGCATATGTTCTTCTTGCCAATTCATCGGTAATTGTACTATATGCAGTTGTTTTTACTTGCGAAGAAAGAACCCCATCCTTAATAGTTGCTAATTCTACAAAATTATTATCATTAAAATCATCTAAACTTTTTTTGAATAATGAAACTGAAATTTTTAGTCTATCTGCCCCTGGTGATGAATAATTATTAAATCCCTGAGAGTTGTCATTTAACCCCTGATCCTGATCGGAATTGACAATTTGCTCATTGACAAACAATCCAATTCTGTAATTCGGTTTATTACTATATTGATCTAAAATTAATGTCTCACTATCTACATTTACAAATTGCCCACGAATAAAATATACGCCTTGTGTAATTGAAAATGCTGATGCAACCGAAGTTGAATTATTTGCAACAGTAATACCAAATGGTGATCCTGGATTTATTGAACTATTGCCAAGAAGTCCAGAACTAATTGCTATATTTGATGTTAATGTTTCTCCATCGGAAAATTGTTGAGATGAATTATTTTGTGTGCTGCTACCAATATAACTTACATATAAAGTTACATTTCCCCTTTCTGATTCATTTGAAGGTAATACTTTTTCAACTACTGCAGTAACTCCAGAAGTTTGTCCCGTAATTTTTGAACCTACAACTTGACTTATGTAAGCAGATAGAGGAACCCCAAGATAAGTATTAGTTAATTGTACTGCATAATACAGTGCATTGTATGCAGTGTTGCCTGGAATAACTTTAGCACCTTCTTTAAAGAAATGTTGCCCAAACTTCTCAATTTGATTTTGTAAGATGGATTGTAAAGTTGTTAATTCTCTTGCTTGAACTGGGTATCCAGGCTTAAAGAGAACTTTGTAGTAGTCATTATTCGCATCAAAATCGTCAAAATATGGCGATACGTTGAGGTTAGTTTGTTGAGACATAATTCTTTAGAACTGCAAAATGACTTTGATATCTTCTTTTTGGTTTGATGATCTTGTGATGGATGGTCTATTATCTACGTAAATTACGCTGCCACTATATTTCTTAACTTCTGGACTGGCAAGACCATTTGTAAAAGATTGACCCAAGTAATATGTTCTATTATTTATTGAGGTTGATATACCAGTAAAGGTGGAATTGATTGACAAACTAACACTACCACCAAGAATTGTTAAACTTCCACCAGTTGATGGAGAATTTGTAAATTCTGTTAAATCAAATCCATATGGTGGAGTTGATTGTGCAGTACCAACAGTATTAAATCCTGCAAGAGTCCTGTCTTGCCAATATTTTAAAACACCGGTGTTTTGATCATAACTAACCACTCTTCCAACAGCGGTTACACCTGTACTTACAGTCTGTGTAACAAATGAATCTGCAGTAAAAGATGCAGAACTATAACCTATTCCCGTCAATCTAATTGCAGAAACAGCACTTGCCTTATCAAGACTCAATAGTTGAGAGGATCCATAAGTTAATGGATTTCTTACAATTCCAACTCTAGCTATCTGATTTCCGGTAATAAAATCTGGATTTTCTACATCATTTTCTATTCGTGAATAAAGAAGGACATTATATGCACCAAGTTCCCTGTAAATATCTTTACCATGTCCCCCTTGTGGTGGAATAATCACTTCAAAAGTTGGTGTTGTTGTTCCTGTGGGAGCATTTCCAGAAACTAAATCAACATTGCCGTAAGTGTATCCAGATCCTTGATTTGAAATTGTAATAGAATCTACTTGCTGATCATTATTGATAACTATAGTACATTCCGCACCTGTTCCATCACCTTTAATTGGTACTCTTGTATATGTCCTATTCGCTGTTCCTACGCCAACTCCTCTGTTAGTAATTGTAATAATTTTGATTGATCCATCAAC